ACATTTTGTATGCAACAATGCAACAGAGTCATTGTTTGTTTTGCCATCAGCAAATGGTGTAAGCCAAGGATTCAATTTAACATTTGATATAGTAAATAGTGGCAATTTAATTTTCGAAGTAGCATCATCAAATACAGAGGTTATTAAGTTTGGACCAAATCGTGCAACGCAAGTTAAAATCGTTAATATAAATTCTATAGATGCAGACACTATTGGTAATAAGCAATTTGATTCGTCTACGGCAGGTATTTCATTCTCAGATTCAGTTCTCACATTCAGCGGGCAACAAAACATATATGCATTAAAATTTGTACGCATAAATTCTACTGATTATATGTTGTCAAGATAGCCAAAAATACCGAATTTTATAAATACTAACAAAGGAGAGTTATTATGAGTGAACACATTCAAGCGGCAATAGATGCCGCATTAAACGCGAAACCTACAGATTTTAAAGACAGCATTTACAATGCAATTCAGCAAAAAGTAGATGACGTAATGTTCTTGAAAAAAATGCAGGTTGCTAACCAGATTTTCAATAACCAAGAAGAATCATCAACAAACGATTCGGAATTAAGTCCAGAAGAGGAAAATATAGATGAAGACCTTTAAAAGTTTTCTTTTTAGTCTAGACGAAGTTAAGACCGTTGGTCTTAAAAATAAACTCGCTAAGACTACTTACATGGCACAAATGAAGGACCCTGGAGACCTTGAGGGCGTTGGTCCTGAAGAAGTTGGTCCAGCAGGTGTTAAATCTGGTAGCGGTAAAAGACCTGCGGACAGACTTGACAACAAGCAAGCATTTGGCGAAGAAGCATACGCAACTATCAAAGCAAAAGTAAAAGAAGAAAAAGATCAAGACGCTTTGATTGCATTGTACGATTCACTTACAGAAGAAAATCAAAAAATCTTTTTAGAAAATTTTCAAAAAGATTCAGATAAAATTCTTCAGTTTGCTCTCTCATTAGTCGAGGAGTAATTAAATGGCTGATACAGTAACCTCACAAAAATTAAAAGACCATGCAACAGCATGGGCGTACAAGTTTACAAATGAATCTGATGGTACAGGTGAGACTAATGTTCTCAAGGTTGATGTATCAGGTTTAACTGCCGCGGCAAATAGCGCACTTACTAATCAGAGAGTAAACATTAATAAAATTACTTGGTCGATTGCAGGCGCAAACACCAAAGTAAAACTCATGTGGTCTGGCGATGCACCAAACACAATTGTCTATCTATCAGGCACAGGCACAATGGACCTTGCAACAAACTTAACTGCACCAATTACAAATAATATTGCAAACACAATCGGCGATATTTACTTGTCAACATTTGGACATGTTGCAGGTGCTGGTTATACAGTCATTGTCGAAGGCAAGAAAACCGCAGGCTTCACAAGCCGCGAGACAACAGACGATGGAGAGTCCCCATGAGATTAATTTCAGAAATTAACGAAGAAGTTAAATTCATTACCGAGGCTACAGAAGCCGGTAAGAAAGAACTTTTTATTGAAGGTATCTTCATGATGGCTGAAGAGCCAAATCGTAACAAACGAATCTACCCAATGGAAATTTTGAAGCGCGAAGCAAATCGTTACATTAACGAGTATGTTAATAAAAGTCGTGCATATGGTGAACTAGGACATCCAGAAGGTCCTACAATCAATTTAGAGCGTGTCTCACACATGATTAAAGAACTGCGCCAAGATGGTAATAATTTTATCGGCAAAGCAAAGATCATGGACACACCATATGGTAACATTGTAAAAAATCTAGTAAGTGAAGGTGCATCACTTGGTGTATCTACAAGAGGACTTGGTTCTCTCACACAAACTAAAGAGGGTTACAATGTTGTGCAAGACGATTTTTATCTTGCAACAGCCGCAGATATTGTAGCGGACCCATCAGCACCGAACGCATTTGTACATGGTATCATGGAAAACAAAGAATGGGTATTTGTAAACGGTCGTTGGACAGAACAACATATTGAAGAATCAAAAACAGCAATTAAGAAGGCTAGTTCGAAAGATTTAGATAAAATCAAAATCAAAATTTTCGAAAACTTCATTAATAAACTGTAAAAATATTATAAATAGATACTAGAAACCTCAAATACTCAAAAGGAGAGAGCATCATGACAGAACAAGTAAAAGACAAGGTCGAAGACCTTGAAAAGAAAAACTTAGAAGAAGGTGAGATGCCTGCCGCTCTGAAAGCCTATATCGATAAAAAAGGTAAAAAAGGCGAAAAAGAGAAAGAAGATGACGCCGAGGACGATGATGGCGAAGACAAGAAGGAAGTAAAAGAGAAAAAACACGCGAAAATGAAAGAAGACATTGACGCTATTTTCTCTGGTGAAGAACTTTCTGAAGAATTCAAAACCAACGCCAAAGCAATCTTTGAAGCAGCCGTAACATCCCGTGTTTCAGAAATTGAAACAGACCTTCAAGAGCAATTTGATACCAAACTTAACGAACAGGTAAGCGAAATTGTTTCAGGTATTGTTGACAAAGTTGACGAATATTTGGAATATGTCGTTGCTGAGTGGACAGAAGAACACAAAGTTGGTATCGAGAAAAATCTAAAAGCAGAAGTTGCTGAAGACTTTATGGTAGGTCTAAAGAACCTATTCGTTGAAAACTACATTGACATTCCAGAAGACAAAGTAGACTTGGTAGACGAAATGGCAAAGAAACTGCAAGACGCAGAGACCGATTTAGATAAAAAAATCACAGAAAATGCTGATTTAGTTGCAGAATTGAATGATTATAAGAAAGAACAGGCTGTTCACACAGTAACAGAAGGTTTGTCTGAAATTCAAATTGCAAAACTAAAATCACTTGCAGAAAATATTGAATTCATTTCTGAACAAGATTACAAAAACAAACTTACTCTTACAAAGAAAAAGTACTTTGAATCTAAAGAAACTGAAAAAACCGCTGTTTCTGAGTCAAAGAAAGATTTAGATTCTGCTGATTCTGAATTGGAAGAATCGTTTACCCCTATCATGGAACACTATGTGAAGAATATTTCCAAGATAGTGAAAAGATAAGAAATTATAAATAACATCAGAGTTTATCAAATACTCAAAGGAGAAAAATATGTCAGACGCATTACTTAAAAAATGGGCACCCGTTCTTGATCACTCAGAACTTCCAGCGATCAAGGATTCCCACAGACGCGCAGTTGTAGCACAACTTCTTGAGAACCAAGAATTAGATGGTCGCTCGAATTCTTCAGCCGGCTATCGTAATCCTACGAGCCTTCTTAACGAAGATGCACCAACTAACGCAATGGGTGGTTCATCTTCAACCGCAGGCGATGGTAACATCGACCTTTACGATCCAGTACTTATCAGCCTAGTACGCCGTGCGGCACCTAATCTTATCGCTTACGATATTTGCGGTGTTCAGCCAATGACAGGACCAACTGGTCTTATCTTTGCTATGCGCTCACGTTACTCAAATATGAATGGTACTGAAGCGTTGTTCAACGAAGCAAACACTGGCTTCTCTGGCACCGTAGGCGATCAAACCGGCGCAACAGCCGCACTTGCAAACGCAACCAACTACACAGTTCAGACTGGTATGACTACAGCGGTCGCTGAAGGTCTTGGCGGTGGCGGTTCAAACGCGGATTTCAACGAGA